ACTACGAGTTGGAAAGGACCACCGTTATACAGCCACTCATCAAGTGATGCGGCTTCCCAGATGGGATAGAAGTGAAGACCAATTGCGTTGGAAGATGGTACAACTGCACCAGAGATGATGTTGTTACCATACATGAGTGAACCAGCGACGGGTTCACGGATGCCGTCGATGTCCACAGGGGGAGCAGCGACGAAGGCGACGATGAAACAGATAGTTGCTGCCAACAGAGTTGGAATCATCAGTACGCCGAACCAACCGACATAGAGGCGGTTATTGGTAGAAGTTACCCACTCGCAGAAAGATTCCCACGATGAGGTTGATTGTTGCCTTGAAAGTGTTGCCATTGTATTGAAAAAAAGTAAGACCATCAGGGAATGGTGGAGTTACTATTCCTTTGCGCCCTAGGCAAAGGTATGAAAGACGTGATTTATACACCCTATAGGTCTTGGTTTGAGGGGTGTTACGAACAGTTAAGAAATGTTTTGATTCCTTAACTTGCTGACCTATTTAGTATAGCAGGTTGTGCTATGCCCGTCAACCCCCAAAAGATGAGTGATTATACCCAACTAGTAGGAGGGGTCTTCCGAACTGAGATCAATATAGCACGTTTCTACCTCCCAGTGCTTCCAATCTACCTCTCTTTTTGCGATCATTTGTTCCAGTTCCTCAACTGTCATACACACTTTGACAGGTTTATTAGTCTCCTTGTCGTAGATATGGAACATTTGTGTATCAATCATTACTTATTTTAATATAGACAATAAAAAAGAGACCTTCTGTTATGTGGCAGAGGTCTCTTTAGGCGGCGACGATATTCAATTATTATTTAGGCGGGGTTGGTAACAGGCACCATCATACCACCATCACCTCCTCCATTATCATCATCAGACTTTTTTATAATTAACAGCATAAAATTTGCTATCATAAATCCGACCACTAGTGCTAGGAAGTTAGGTGTGTCCATCACCAAATACCTGGAAGAATCTGTCCAGTTGTAGCATAAGTTCCGACAGCAATGATAAAACCAAGCATTGCTAGTCGTGAGTTGAGGATCTCTGCCTCAGGTGTGAATCCGAATTTCATTTTTTGTTCTCCAATGTGGTGTTTATTATGATGATGCGTTCACCATCGTGGGTGAATTGTAGTTTGTCATCTGGATGCCACAGAAGTTCTTCATACATGTCATCCAGTTTCTGCATGTCTTCATACAGTTGGTTTGGGTTTGTCATCTCCCTCCGTAACTTCCCACGACCCGCCAACTCCACCGTCCATATTGACAACAATGTCTTGTGGTTCAGTAGTTTCGCGTAAGTGATGGGGTTTATGTTCTCTATCCATAGGTTGAGACTTGGTGTCATCATTTCTGGATAGATTTTTAAGGACAATGAATGCGTCCTTATTATATTTACGAACACCGTAAGGAGTTGCCCACTTTTTGTTGTAATCCTCACCTTGATGAATACCACTAACAGTAGTACCACCGATCTCAATTACGATATTGTCATCTCTGACATTCCAACCAAGGGTTGCAATCGTATTCCAAAGTTCATCTTGTGTAAGATTCATCAATACAAACTCTCTTCTTGCTCGGTCAAGACTACACAATCACTAGTAGGATAAGACACACAGGTCAGAATAAATCCCGACTCCATTTGATCGTCATCCAAAAACGATTGATCGCTTTGATCAACAGATCCACTCTCTAATTTACCAGCACAAGATGAACAAGCACCAGCACGACATGAGTAATTGATATCTACACCTGCTTCTTCAGCAGCGTCAAGGATATACTGATCGTCCTCACATGGGAAGGACGTTTCAGTTCCATCAGGTGCCTTAGCAGTGATATTAAAAGCCATTAGTAAGTTTCAGAAAGTTGTTCTACAGAATATGCCAGTGCTACTAGGAACACGACACTTACCATTGTAAAGAATGATGCCGCCATTGTCAAGCTACTCCAAAAAAGAAGTTGCCTGTGATGGCATATGACAGGAAACCAGCAATAATGCCAAGCATTGCCCAGCGACCGTTTGCTTTCTCTGCTTTCTCAGCATAGGACTCATATCCATAACGCTCTGCGTCAGTCTTAGAGATATACATTTGAGGTTCTTTAGCAAACAAGTTTTGTTGTCCTTGTTCGTTGGTTGTAACGGTCATGATACGTTTCGTAATAAATCTTTACATAGTATATAGTAATTCTTAAGATCTGTCAAGTGATGTGTGCCACTATGAACATAGGCATAGCAACTAAATATATAAGGATCCGAAATTATACGCTATGAAGAAAATCCTTCCTATCGTAATGTTATTGATGACCGCACCAGCAGCAAATGCAGGTGCCCTTACTCATAAGTTATCTTCTAGTGTTCAATTAACCGTTGATGCTGCTGCTACTAATGTCACAAGACTTGGTAGTAACTTCTCAATTTCAGGCAGCGGTGTAGATACTACTGACGGAACAACAGTTAATACAATTTCTACTGGCACAATTACCTCTGGAATTTATGCTCCAGGCACAATTGCTGCTACCCAAGACACCCCAGGAAACTCTTTTAGTTTCTCTCAGTCTTACACACAGGCAGATGCGATTCCAACAGCAGCAGTCACTGTTGGTGATGTAGCAAACTTCGGTAACATTACATCTACAACTGCAGGAACTGCTGGTTCTCTAGCAGGTACTATATCCCCTACTGGTGCTCTTACAATCACGGCTGGTGGTGCTGGTACAAATGCTACTGGTCAATTTGTCAGTGAGCTCACGATCCTACACTAAATAAAATGGAGGTCAGAAAACATGACTTCTGGAAAGACAATCATATATATTGTGATGTCTGCGGTGGGAGTAAGTCTTATTCCTGCCGCTGCGCTGGCGGTCCCCGTGGTTCCAAATTTCAGCCAGGGATCAATGACGAGTCACACAGAAACAACGTCAAAGGTGACTGAGACGATTAACTCTATAGATTATGCAACAGGATGGCAATATTCAGTATCGGGAACAAACGTGACCAACGGAGGACAATCTCTCAGTCCCAACCCAACGACAAACTCAGTGATAGTGAATCCATTAGGAGGAACAGAGGGGCAAGTAACAAGTGCCAACTCTGGTCTAAATTTAAATGGACAGAGTTTCACAATCGCAGAACCAGGAGCAGCATTCCAGTTCACCCAGACCTACATGGGACCAGGGGTAACAAATCAAACTGTGATTCAAAGAACCACAGAGGTTACCAGCATAACCGACACCACAAGTATCTTTACTCAATAAAGGCATTATGTCTATCTGTTCTGACTGCGGTTGTAACTGTCCCTGCTCATGCAGCAGATGTCGGGGGTGTAAGTGCAACAGCAAACCCAATCGCAAATAGTTCAGGCTCGGTTACCAACCAGGCCATTCAGGTATTACAAGGACCATACATAACCAATCAATATGGTGGGGGTATTGCATGTCAAGGACCGACTGCTAATATCACACCATTTATTACTCATGCTCGTAGTCAGAAGGATCCATTTGAACAATACTATATGGAACCTCAGTATGACAACAGAGATTTTAACGGTCAGATGGTAGAGACTCAGAAAGTAGTAAAGAACTTTCCTTGGTCACCACATTATGATGATAGAACATATACAAACTCAGAAGGTGAGGAAGTTCGTGCCTATGAAGATGGTGCAGACATGACTATCACCGTTATGGAAATGATGGGTGATGGTGTGCCCGATAATCCAGGGTCAGAATTGTGGAAAAAACCAGTAAGGACTGGTGATGCAATTAATAACAGTACAAGTCTTGGTTTATCTGCAACACTTTCTTTCCCACTTGATGGTGGAATGCAAGAGCGTTGTAAGCAAGCAGCAGATACTCAAATTCAAATGCAGCAACAAATGATTGCTAATAAAAGATTAGACTTTGAGATTGCGAGACTTAAGAATTGTGGTCAGTTAATGCAACAAGGAATAAGTTTTCATCCCAGAAGTCCTTACTATAAAATATGTGCTGACGTAGTAGTTAATAATGTCAATG